GTCTAGTATTACTTAAAGGTAAAATATGAGTCAAGCACGCTATTTAGCAAAACTTGCCTCGGTACTTAGTGCCGAGGGAGTTATACCAACGTCAAAAGGCGGCACTGGTAATACTACTGGAGCCGGTGGTGGCACCACTGTATACGCAACACTTTCACTATTACCACTATCCAACGTCACTGCTGGCTCTATGGCATATGTAACTGAAAACAATAGGTTATATCTATGGACTGGTACTGGTTGGTATAATATTGCATTAATTAATAATAATCCTACTATAACTAGTGGACCTAATGCAAGCTATACCTTATCAACAACAGGAGTAGCTACGGTTATTACTCTAGCAGCTAATGATCCAGAAGGTTTACCAGTTACTTGGAGCTATACTGGAACACCTGGAAATGTTGCTACAGTATCTCAAGCTAATAATGTATTTACAATTACTCCTAGTACTAGTGGTTCAGACTCAGGGACTTTTAACCTAACATTTATAGCAAGTGATGGTGTTAACTTAGCGTCTGCATCCAGTAATTTTTCACTTCAATTTACTGTTAACTGGTCCACTGTGTCACTACAAACAGATCTCAGATCTCCTAACCAAAATACAGCAGTAAGTGGTTATTTTGGCCAAGGTGTATCAATAAGCGGAAATACTGCTGTAGTAGGTGCTTTTCTTGAAGATACAAGCAATGTAGGAAGAGTATATGTATTCAACCGCGCTGGTTCTACCTGGACAACACAAGCCACTCTAACTAGGCCTGCAGAAATAACTAGTCAACTGGGCTGGGGAGGGTCGGCTGCTATTGACGGAGACACGATAGTTGCGGGAGCACAAAACTTAACTGTTTCTGGTCAAGGCGGAGCAGGTGCTGTATACGTATTTACCAGAAGTGGTACTACATGGACTCAACAACAAAAATTAACTGCCAGTGATCCTACACTAAACGTAAATTTTGGTAGTGGTGTTGATATTTCTGGAGACACTATTGTTGTAGGGGCAGGAACTGCAGGCAATGGGGCAGCCTATGTATTTACCAGAAGCGGAACTATCTGGACTCAACAACAAAAATTAACTGCCAGTGATGGTGTTTCTGGAGATAATTTTGGTACAGAGGCTGTAGCAATAGTAGGTAATACTATTATTGTAGGGGCAAAATCAAACAACGGCAGTAGAGGTGCTGCATATGTATTTACTAGAAGCGGAACTACCTGGACTCAACAACAAAAACTAACCGCCGGTGATGGTGCTGCTAATGACAATTTTGGAAGAAGTGTAGCTATAGATCCAGCTGGCACAACTGTTGCTTGCGGATCGCTATTTAATGATGCAGGTGGATCGAATGCCGGAGCTGTTTATGTATTTACAGTAAGCGGCTCTACTTGGTCCCAACAAACAAAACTAATTGGTCCTGGAACCGATTACTGGCTTGGCGGCAAAGTCGCACTAGGAACAAATATTTTAGTAGCAGCTGCAGATTGGGCTACAGTAGGGGTTAGTAATTCTGGACAAGTATATCGATATACTCGAAGCGGTACTACTTGGAGTAGTGCATCAACTTTGGCCACTGGAGGCATTGCTAGCGAAAGAGTAGGTTCTGGTGGGCTGGACATAAGCAATAATACTATTATTGTGGGAGCTTCAAGTTTTAGAACTTCTACCGCTGCAGGGTCCAATGGCTCTGTTGGAAGAGCGCTTGTTTATGCAGCCGGCTATGTGTAAACTTAGTATAAAATCAATACACAACCGAAAGATAACATGACCCTAATTGTTCAAAATACTTTAGACCCTCAACTATATAATACTTTGGCTACCCTTAGTGGTAGCCAAACTTTGACCAACAAAACAATTAAATCAACAAAAGAACCAGTAACCATTGTAGGTGCTGCACCCTCAAGCACAACTAATTTTGATGTTGTCACGCAGGCAATTTCGGTGTATAATACAGCTACAAACAATTTTACAATCAATGTTCGTGGGAATGCAAGCACTACATTAAACTCATTACTAGCCGTAGGTGAATCTACTACGGTTAGTTTATTTGTACCTAACGGTATTAATGCTTATTTTGCTTCAGGTTATCAAGTTGATGGTGTGGCCGTAACTCCTAAATATCAAGGAGGAATACCATATACTAGTGGTAACGCTAACTGTACAGATCTATACGTACTTTTTATAGTTAAATTAGCAAACAACAGCTGGAGCTTGTACGTATCGCAGACCCGTTTTGCATAAGGAAGTTAAATGCCATTACTATCTATTTCATCAGGACCACCTAAATCTTTTGGTTTTGCTGGTGGTGTAGCACCAATACCAGATACTTTAAAATTTCCCAAAGATTCTGTAGTTCCTTTTTATGGGAGTAATCCAGGGTATGGTGATTGGGATAGATATGCTGATGCTGATGGACATTGCTTGTACAGTGCTACAAGCAATGGTCAAATTGGTTTTAAAACAGCTCAAGTGAATGGCGGAGCTGTAGCAGCTTTTAGTAGCAGCGCAGGTTCTCACTCGGGCAGTGCTGTTCCGCAAAACTTAAGTTTTGCAACAGGATCACCGTTTGTTGCTCCTGCAGGCAGTAGTGGTGTTATTCACTCACACTCAGTTAATGGTAGTGCGTACTATATTGAAAATAACTTAATAAACAAACAAAATATTACCTTATTACGAGCAAATAAACCTACCAGGTATTTACCACTAAATAGCTTAGTAGTAAAACAAACTGCAGCAACTAATAGTACTGCATTTACTGCTGCTTCAAACACCTATTTAGTAGGTGCAAATAATGATTTAAGTACTACTGTTGGTGTACCAGCAAATGCTTTTGCAGGAGCTGTAGTAACTTCTGACAGTGGGCACTATCATGCGTCTGGCTCTAGTGCATACCGTACTATTAGTTATGGAGCATATTTTCGTAACTATAATATGGGCTACGGCGGTGAACATACTCACACAGCAACGGTGTCTTTTACACAATCTGCTATTAGCAGTAAACTTGTAAACTTATGGAAACTAGTACAGCACTCCGTACCCGAAACTGATGTAATTGTAATGTATGTTGGAGATTTATCGCAATTACCAGTTACTTGGAAATTGTGCGACGGAACTAATAATACCCCTAATTTAGGTGGGTTTATTATTGGCTATGCAAATAACCAATGGAATGTTATCATAGCAGCAGATCCAGCAGGGGCACTATCATTAAGCACAGCCTATCCAACTCACTCACACGCTAGCGGATATGCGCGTACAATTAATTCAGGCGGACCTAGTGCATTGCACAGTAATTTTGGTTGGTCTCACTCACACAGTGGATCTTGCTACATATACGAACATAGCCCACCTAAAATAGGTGTTGCATTCATTCAATATAAAGGATAACAAAGTGATTGTTACACTTGATTTTTATAATTATAATTTTTACATTAAAAGCGGTTCAGTAGATTATCACTGGGATTCTGAAACAAAGTTTCTACAAGATACTGCTTATCCGTTTACAACAACAAAATTACTATCTATTGAGCCACACCGTGATATTTATCATGTACATAGGTCGGACAATATCTTTGAAAACAGCATTACTGCTGCAGAAATTGCTTGGTTTCTGCAAAATGAACAAACTTTAGCACAAACAGTTGCCGCACTACACCAAACAACGCTACCAGTCCTAACACTAGAAACTGAACGTACTATTAGATTGTATGATACAGACTGGCTAGTACAACGTCATCAAGAAGAACAGCTTCGTGGTGTACTAACTACCCTAAACCCGCAAGAATTTTCAAATTTGTTAAACTACAAGCAACAGCTTCGTGATTTAACAGATCAATATCCACTAAATACACCTGTAGATCAGGTTACTTGGCCCATTAACCCTATTAACTAAATCAAATGAAAATAGCAGTTTACGCTATCAGTAAAAACGAAGAACAATTTGTTGAACGTTTCTGCAAGTCAGCTATAGATGCTGATCTAATCCTAATTGCAGACACAGGCTCTACTGACAATACAGTCGCAGAGGCCAAAAAGTACGGTGCTGAAGTATATAATATTTCAGTAAAGCCTTGGCGATTTGACAAAGCACGCGACACAGCGCTCAACCTAATTCCAGGTGACTATGACGTTTGTATTAGTCTAGACTTAGATGAAGTCTTAGAACCTGGTTGGCGAGAAGAAATTGAACGAGTATGGAAACCAGAAACTACCAGATTGCGTTACAAATTTGACTGGGGTCAAGGTATTAGTTTCTTTTATGAAAAAATTCATCATCGCACAGGATACCACTGGCATCACCCAGTGCATGAATATCCCAGACCTGATAATCGTACTAACGAAAAGTACGCTCACACGGATATGTTGTTGGTCACGCATTTACCAGATAATACTAAGTCTCGTGGTCAATATATGCCACTCTTAGAACTGGCAATTGCTGAAGACCCACACTGTCCTCGTAATGCTTTTTACCACGCACGTGAACTAACTTTTTATTCACGCTGGAAAGAAGCTATTGAGTACTTAAACAAATATTTAGCAATGCCAGAAGCCACTTGGCAAAATGAGCGTTGCTATGCTTATAGATTGTTAGGCAAATGCTACTCTCAACTCGGCAACTTGCCACAATCAATCAAAATGTATCGACTAGCGGTAGCAGAAGCACCTGGTACACGAGAGCCTTGGGTTGAATTAGCACAAATTGCTTATAGTACCCAAAACTGGACAGAGTGTTATAGTGCAGCTAAATCAGCACTAAACATTCAGGATAAAGCCCTAGTGTACACAATGGACCCAACAGTCTGGACAGAACGTCCGTACGATCTTGCAAGTATTGCTGCTTGGAATTTAGGACTAAAGTCAGAAGCAGCTGAGCTTACAAAGAAAGCCTTAGAGATTGCTCCAAACAATGAGCGATTGCAGAATAACCTTAAATATATGACTTAATATGTGGATACTACAGTTTTTACCCAATTGGCTATTTTTTGTGCTATTCTTTGCATCCTTAGCAGCATTTTTAGCGGTTAAGTTTCTTAAGTTTTTACCGCATGGCGAACTCATTCAAGCAGGTAGCATTGCTCTAGCACTATTCTCAATTTTTATGATTGGGGCTATAAGCAATAACGACGCATGGTTAGCTCGTGTCAAAGAATTGGAAACAAAAGTTGCGCAAGCAGAAGCACAAAGTGCAACAATTAACACCGATATTGTGGAAAAAACAGTAGTAAAAACTCAAGTAATCCGTGAACGTGGCAAAGATATTGTAAAGTACGTAGATCGTGAAGTGGTTAA